GTACGATGAAGGAAGCCACTAGTGCTGAAGTTGCTGATGAACAAAGCAATGCTAAAGCACAGGGTTACAGCAAGCCTACAGGGATGTTCTCTCATCTAGCTGGTAATATCTTCGGTGCTCACTACGATCCCTCTGCTGCCCCTACTGCTGCCAATATGAAGGCACATACATTCGACCCTGTTGGTGAAGCTGTCGCTGCTGCTAATCCTAATGATGACTCCAATGACGATGACGTATCTGAACAGGGTGATCTTGGCGTAGCTGATTACAATGACGTTTCCCACACTATGGATGTCGGTATTGCCAATGGCCTTACTGGTATGCAGGTTAACAAGGGTGTCGATGTTGACGGTGAAACTGATCGTACGAAGGGTATCATGAGTGCAATGCAAGGACTCTCCGATGACACTATCGGTGGTCTTAACGTTACCTCTGGTAAACGTAGTGCTGAACATAACGCTGCTGTCGGCGGTGCTAAACAATCCCAACATCTCCATGGTAACGCATTCGATGTATCTACCAAGGGTATGACTGATGAACAGAAGTCTCAGGCTGTTGCCAATGGCATCATGTCTGGTGCTGGTGAAGTCGGTACTTACGGTGACGGATCGTTGCACTTCGGTACTGAACATCGCGCTAGAGATAACACTGGTCTTGGCTTCTCAGCTATGTACGATCGGTCTACCTACAATCTAGCTAAGGCTCCCGGTTGGTTTACCGCTGGTATTAATGACGTTGGTAAGTACGCTGGTATCCCTGCTCCTACCCCTCGTCCAGATTTCAACCCAATGCAGAATGCAGTCGATACGGCACCTCAAGCTCAGCAGTCTCTTGCTGTAGCTGTTAGCCGTCCTGCTCCTGTGTCAGTTAACACTGGCTTGGGTTTCTCTTCTGCACCTAGTGCGGCTGATACCTCTGCTGATGCTTCTAGCATTGGTGGTCTTGGTAACAGTGGCCCTTCGTCTGAGAAGAGTGACTCCAAGTCTGACTCCGACTCAAGTCACGGTGGCTACGGCTACGGTGGCGGTTTCTCATCTAGTCCTTCGTCCGGTGGTGCTTCCCTTGGTGGTGGTGCAAGTCTCGGAGGTTCCTCCCTTGGAGGTTCCGGTGGAGGAAAAAGTAATTCCGCTAATAGCTCTTCGAAGTCGGAAAGCTCTGGTGGATACAGTGGTTCACGCTCTGACGGCTGGACCTAAATTGTGGAAGGCTACCCATAACCTCGCAATAACGCGACTACTTGTGGCCCCAAAGGAGAAAATATTTGACACGTTATCGTAACGCTCGCAATGAAGCAGACACTAAGGAACTTGAAGAAATTGAACGGGAAGATAAGGTTCTACAGGAACCTGCTAAAACCGTTGAAGAAGAAACTTGGAAGAAGCGATATGGCGACCAACGCCGGTATCTAGATCAGGTCAAAAATGAAACGAAGACCAAGGTCGATGAACTGGAACGAAAGCTTGACTTAGCCCTCCGTGGGCAGATCAAGGCTCCGAAGTCTAGCGAAGATGTAGATGCTTGGATGACTCAGTATCCTGAGTTTGCAGGTATTCTAGAAACTATCGTACAGTCTCGGATTAAGGAAGCTACCTCCACGACTAAAGAAAAGCTTGCTCGGATCGAAGAGAAGAGCGCAGAGCTAGAAAAGAAAGAGGCAATCCTTGCACTTAAGAAGCTGCATCCAGATTTGGATAAGCTAACTAATAGTGAGGATTTCCACGAATGGCTTAAAACCCAATCGAAGACTTCTCAGGATGCAATTTATGGCCGTCTCGATGTAGACGATGCTGACTTTGTTATCTCGAAATACAAAAATCGGAAGAAGCTCGTTGATGACGACGACACCTTCTCCGAACGTGATGCTGCTCGTCAGGTCCGCAAGAGCGCGATTGTTGACGAACCAGATGGTGACATTGGTGAGTATGAATTCACTGAGTCCCAGATTGAACGTGAGAGTAAGAAGAATCGTAATTGGTACTCGAAGAACGAGGACAAGATTATGTCTGCTCTCCAACGGGGCAAAGTACTGTTTGATGTCAGCGGGGGCGCTCGCTAATCCTACGGGAAAGCCTAACATAGATACTAATAAAACATGTAGACCACCCATACTACATAGCCTCTCCGGCAGCGTACTCGCAATATGACTGCCGGAGGATACCTATACTGAATGGCCTCTCTAGTTTGTTGATCTATTCTTTTCACTTTAAAGAAACAAATCAATATATTCTAGGAGAATTAAAATGGCATTTACTAGTGCAGCCGGTTACGGCAACCTTCCTAACGGCAAATTTTCGCCGGTTATCTACTCGCAGAAAGTACAGAAGCAGTTCCGTAAGACCTCGGTCGTACAGGACATCACGAATTCTGACTACTTCGGCGAAATTTCTGCATACGGTGATTCGGTTCAGATTATCAAAGAACCCGAAATCGCTATCACGAAGTACGCACGTGGCACTCAGCTTACGTCGCAGGACCTCGAAGATCAGGACTTCACGCTTCTGGTTGACCGTTCGAATGCTTTCCAGTTTCAGGTCGATGACATTGAAAAGAAGCAGTCGCATGTTAACTGGATGGACATGGCTACGGATCGTGCTGGCTACAAGCTTTCGCAGGAATACGATAGTGACGTCCTTGGCTACCTGACGGGTTACGAACTCATCAACGGTGTTTGGACTGCTCGCTCGGCTCCGGTCGGTACGAAGTCTGAAGCCTCGTCTGATGTTGACGAACTCTTCGCTATCCATAAGCTTACCCATGGTTCGTTCGCTACGGGCGGTACTGCTGGCAACTCGATTGCTGTTGGTGTTGCTGGTACGTACGACGCTACTCCGCTTCAGATTCTTAACCGCTTCAACCGCTTGCTGGATCAGCAGAACGTTGAAAAGGAAGGTCGTTGGGTTGTAGTTGATCCGGTATTCATGGAAATCCTGATGGACGAAAATTCGAAGTTTGTTAACGCAGACTGGAATTCTGATGAGTCGCTTACCAATGGTAAGATCAGCTCTTCGAAGATTCGTGGCTTCCGCGTTTACTCTTCGAACAACCTTGCCTACGTTGGCAATGGTCCGGGCACGACTGCTACGGCTGGTTCTTCGACGGACTACGGCTTCATCGTTGCTGGTCATGACTCTGCTGTTGCTACCGCAGAACAGATCAACAAGACGGAAAGCTTCCGTTCGCCGTTCGGCTTCAGCGACATCGTTCGTGGTATGCATATGTATGGTCGTAAGATCCTGCGTCCGCAGGGCCTCCTTCGTGCTGCTTACAACAAAGCTTCGTAATCTAGAACTTTAGGAGATATAAATTATGGCTACTATTACTCTCGCTCAGGCTGCTGGCCCTGCTGGTACTTTTGTACGCGGCATGGACAACGCTAAGCTTCCGACCGTAATCTGGAAGGAAATCGACCTTGCTGTTGCTGCCGCTGCTAAGGGTTCTGCCCTTGCTGCTGCTGATGTTATCGAAACTGTCCGTGTACCGGCTGGTTCGGTTGTCATCGGTGGTTGGGCACAGAAGACCACTGCCTTCACGGGTACGGTTTCTGTTGCAACCCTTAACATCGGTATTACCGGCGTTAACGCTACTGAATATGGTTCTGGCTGGGATGTTTTCGCAGCTACGGCTGGTTCCTATTCTACCCCGACGGCTACGACCCCGCGTGTTGTTGCTGTTTCTGACACTGTTGACATTACGATTGCTACCCTGACGGGTTCGCTTACCGGTGGTAAGATTCTCGTCGGTGTAATGGTTGTCGATGCAACGGTTGATGCTCGTGGTAACATCGCTCAGCCGAAGAGCTAACTTCTAAAAGTGGGGTGCCGAAAGGTGCCCCATTTCCTTTAAGGAGAAAGCTATGGGCGATGATAACACAATTGAACAAAGACTGACCATCCTCGAACGTTGGAGAACAGCAGTCGAAGTCGCTCTTGGTAAACAAGAAGTAGATAAAGACTACATCAACAAACGTTTCGATGCGATGGAAGCAGACCTCAAAGAACTTAAAAACTCTGCCAAGAAATTAAATTACACAGTATACGCTGCTGTAATCGCTTACATCATTAAGTACGCTCTTGATGGCGGACTTGCTCACAAAATCTAAGGAGAATACATGACCCTTCAATACTCTATCGCAGTCCGTAACGCTCGTCTCGATACTGTCGAAAGCACGACCGGAACGTCTGCAATCCTCACCATTCGTACGGGTGCTGCTCCTGCTAACTGCGGTACAGCTAACTCGGGTACGGTTCTTGCAACTTGCACGCTCCCGTCTGACTGGATGGCCGCTGCTTCTACTGGCACTAAAGCACTCTCTGGTACTTGGCAGGATACTTCTGCTGATGCTACGGGTACTGCTGCCCACTTCCGTATTCATGACTCGACGGGCACAACCTGTCATATTCAGGGTACGGTTACTGCCACCGGTGGTGGTGGTGATATGACTGTTGATAATACTTCGTTCTCTACTGGTCAGGCGTTCTCGGTAACGACCTTCACCTTGACGGCAGGTAACGCATAATTAAACGATAAGAGTAGGGGAGTGTAGTAGTGGCAATTTCATTTATAGGTTCAGGAACCGGTATTACTACTGCTGCAATTCCCGCTCACGTTGCAGGAGATCTTCTTCTTGCATGGGCATTTAAGGATGGTTCTGCAACTATCCCTACCCTTGGGTCTGGTTTTACCAGTGTCCTAACAGGTACTCTTTCTACTACTGCTTCTTTCAGACTTGCATATCGAATTGCAACTGCTTCTGGCACATCCTCTGGTTCTTGGACTAACGCTACTGGTCTTATTATTTCAGTATACCGTCCCGGCTCGGGTAACACTATTTCTCTTGGTGCAACCCAGTGGGGTTCGGCTTCGGCTACCTTATCTATATATTACCCCGGCATCACCCTTCAGAATACTTCAGGCAGCTCTTGGGTAACTGGTTTTGCTGGCATAAGCTCGGTTAACACTAACCTTGAGACATCTGGCACAGGACTTACCCGAAGGGCTACTTATGTAGACGCCACAAACGAGACTGTCGTTTACGACACCAATGGTGGTGTTACTTCTTGGTCAGCGGGTGTTAATACAACTCTTACCGGGACAGCCGGAAACTTTCTATCTACTGTAGTAGAAATTAAAGAGACCTATCCTACTATCACTGGTCTTTCCAGTATGACTGAAGCTGACGACACTATCAGTGCTGCTTCTACTATCGGAAGTGGTGGAGGTGGAGGACACGGATGGGACCCTACTGCGAACGGTGTGACACTCTCTACGTACAATAGTGTTGCAAATGCACTAGCCACTGGCGATGGCGTCTCCGCCTCTTATACCGGATTTAGTACTGACACTATTACTTCTGGACAAAAGAAGTACTACGAAAACGTATGGGTAGGTGGCATTTCAGGTGCCCCTAGTACTAACTATCTCTTTAACGTACTAGACATTGCCATGACTAATGGTGTCACTGGTACTCTGGATGGTAACTATGCTGATGGAGCACTCACAGCCTCAGGGTCTCTAGGGACACTTGTTGTCGGTGATAACATTGGTATAGCAGTAGACAACGCTGCTGGTAAGGTCTGGATCAGAAAGAACGGTGGCTCATGGTATGGTGCTTCTGGCACTGCCGGTGCAGGTAGTCCAACTTCTGGTACAGATGGTATCAGTATCCCAGCGGGTACTACATATTATGCATTCACTGCCGATTTTTCCAGTGGCTCTACTGTAGCTAACGGACTAAAGTCCTCTAACACTACTTACACCCCACCATCTGGTTATCTCTATCTAGATGGAACTACACCTTCTGCTGGTCCTATAACTGGTACTTCCAGTATGACAGAAGCAGGAGACACTTCAGCCTCTACGGGTACTGTAGCTGTTAAGGCTGCATCTACTCCGACTGAAGCAGGGGATACGATGGCGTCTACGGGCACTATCACTCTCAAGGGTCTCTTTGGTGTTACTGAAGCTAACGATACTTCTACCTCAGCAGCTACGATTACACTCAAGGCTACGTCTACTGTAACTGAAGCAGGAGACACTCTCTCTGCTACTAGTGGTGCTCCTGCCTCATCTGAAACGATGTGGGATCACTCCATTACGACGTACTCTGGTACTGAGAATAGCGACTTTGGCAATGGACAGAACCTAACCCTTGGTGTGGTCTTCTCTCCTGTTAAGGCTGGTTTCATTACTCACATCTCGTTCTGGAAGACTTCAATCGATACGGCTACTTCTCGTACGGTTGCTCTCTACAACTCTTCTGGAACTATGGTAGCCTCTGGTACATCTTCTAGTGAACCTACAGGTACAGCACAGTGGGTTGAAGTTGCACTTAGCTCACCTTATGCTGTGAGTGCTGCTGCGGTAACAACCAATAACTATACTGCTGCTGTATACTATGCACAAGAAAGGTATCCTGCAACTAGTAGCGTCTTTACTGCTGGTATGTATAGCCCAACTAGTGCCTTCTACTTCTTATCTAGCACTGAAGCAGTAGGTAAGGGGTTCGGTGGTAACGGTTTGTTTGTCTATGACACTTCTGGTGCTATTGCCCCACCGACTGGTGCTTTCGGAAATGGTAACTACTGGATCGACGTTAAGTGGTCTGGTTCTGGTAGTAGTTCTATCACTGGTACTCTCTCTGCTACTGAATCAGGTGACACTAGTTCTTCTACTGCTGGTCTTGCCATTCTTGGTACGTCTAGTTCTACGGAAGGTGGTGACACTGTTGTCTCTGCTACGATCAATCGTATCACAGGGACGACTAGTCAGACTGAAGGGGATGACACGGTAAGTGTTGGTGTAAGTAAGCTCCTGATTACTGGTCTTTCCAGTATGACTGATGCTGACGATACTCTGTCTAGTACTTCTAAGATTGCTATTGCTGCTGCCTTTGGTGTAACTGAAGCTGGGGATACTACCTCCGCTCTTGCTGCTCTTCTGGTTAAGGCTAACGCATCTATCACTGAAAGTGGAGATACACTCTCTGCTAGCAACATCAACTACTCCCTCTGGACTCCTTCGATAATCTCTTCTGACTTGACCACTTGGGTGAAAGCAGATGCGATATCGGTATCCAACGGATCGTATGTTACTGTGTTCACAGACAGTGGACCTGATGGAAGAAGCTTCAGTAAGATTGGTACTAACGGTGTTACCTATACGACTAATGCTGTAAACGGCCTACCTGCATTCTACATGAACAACGAACCTATGGTCTCTGATGATACTGCAATCTCCTTTGGAGACTTCGGTGTCTATCTGGTGGTCAAGGGTGTTACAAGTGGTCATACAGCCGGTGGTACTGAACGTCTTATCGATCATAACTATGACGATGGTTTCTGGCTAGGTCGTGGTGATACTGCTGGTTCTACCAATATCGGTGGTGGTGTTAAGGAACTCACGTCCCCTTATGGTGTATTCGTTCCGATGGATACAACAACCTATCACGTTCTGACTACTGAGCGTATTGGCACTACTCACCATGTACAGATCGATGGTGGTGCTTATACTGCATCTAATACGGTAACATCGGCAGCAACTCTTCCGAGTGTTGTTCGTATTGGTTCTGATAAAGCTGGTATGTCTACGCCCCTGTACAATGCTTATGACACTTACATTGCTGAAATAGTTATCATTGATGCTAACGTCTCGGCTAATGGTGATGAGATCGAAGGTTATCTCGCATGGAAGTATGGACTACAGGCAGCATTGCCTAGTGGTCATACCTACAAGCTAGCCCCTCCGTACCTCTCTGCACCTCCGATTACTGGCACTCTTACTGCTACTGAAGCTGCTGACTCTGTATCCTCTACTAGTTTCCTGTCCATCAAGGGCAGCTTGAACCTAACGGATGCTGATGACACTAGCTCTGGTACAGCAGTCACTACTCGGAAAGCTTCGGCTTCTCTGACTGAGGCTGATGATACTCTGGTGACAATAGGTGGTCCTAAGATTGTAGGTAACTCAGCTTCTACTGAAGGTGGGGATACAGTAAGTGCTACTGCAAACATTGGTTCTAACTATGGCTCCGTGACGATAACAGAAGCAGATGATGCTCTTGTATTTGCCACTAAGCTCAGTAACAAGGCCAATGCCTCTATCGTTGAAGAAGATGATACTCTCCTTAGTGTTGGTATTCAGCCAATCTTAGGTCTACTCTCTCTCACTGAAGATGCCGATGGTATCATCTGTGAAGCGAGACATGATCCGATTGCTGCCTCTTCGTTCAACATAGAAGCAGATGACACGATCAGTGCTACATCAACCATGAAGTATCCGACCATACAGGGCTTCCTAGCGAGGTCTGATGATGACGACACCCTGACTACCACTACTACCTCAAGTCGCCGTGGGCAAGCCTCTGTGACCGAAGGGGACGATATCCTAACTGTACGGGGTGGACCTAAGATTGTTGCTAACGCTTCTGGCGTAGAAGGTAACGATACTAGCTACATTGTTGTACGGCGAATGGTATGGACTCCTGTTAGTGGTGGGAATGGTACAACCGTTGGTGACAGGACAAGTACTTCTAGGCGTCCATTCGAGAATGGCTCTAGTGCTACTGGCTCTACTGTAACAGAGACTACATCTACATCTAACCGACCATTCACTGGTCATACTAACAGTTCAACTAAACCTTATAAAACTTAAGAAGGAACGTAAATGGGAAGTACTTATCTTGACCTAACTAATCGAGTTCTACGACGGATTAACGAAGTCGAACTGACTGATACTTCCTTCGTTTCTGCACGCGGTATGCAAGCTGTCGTTAAAGACGCGATCAGGGATGCAGTAAGTGAAATCAATCAGCAGAAATGGGAGTGGCCCTACCATGCATACCAGAACTCCCAATTCCTGCAAAAAGGTGAAACTGAATACGCTTGGCCCCTAGACTTTAAGTCTGTCGATTGGAACACCTTTCAGATCAGAAAGAATGATGCCCTTGGTATCAAGAACACTCATCTGAAAGCCATCGACCGGAACAGGTGGTACGAATACTTGAGGGACCGTGACGATGATAACTCTGTCGATGGTCTCTCAATTCCTACCTACGTATTCAAGGCTCATGGTAATGGCTTCGGTGTAAGCCCTTCACCTGACCAAGACTACGAACTGGAATTTCGATACTTCATTAACGAACCCGTACTTCAGGTGTTCTCTGACACTACCTTCATTCCAAGTCAGTTCGATAACGTCATTACATCTGGTGCTCTGTACCACATGAACCTCTTCCGTGAAAACAAAGAGGGTGTCGCTATTGCTCAGGACATGTTCAAGGTTGGTATCAAGAATATGTACACCATCCTCGTCGGTCAGGTCTCTCCTGATGCCACGAGTACGGTCGTTAACTTTGGCGTAGACTTTATGGATAACTCGGGGAATTACAAGGTATGATGGAACAAATCCAGAGCCAGAAGGTTGTTAGCCTTGGTGGACTCAATTCAAATGTTAATCACATTCAGCTTTCGGATAATGAACCCGGCTCTGCTGTAGAACTTCAAAACTTCGAAGCATCTCTCTATGGTGGTTATCGTCGTCTCTCAGGATTTCTTCCTCTGAGCGATGATGACCCCACGATTGATCCTGCTGGTTCTGAAGGTCGTGTCCTCATGGTGTGCATCTTCAATGATGCCATCTATGCAGCACGTAAGCAGAAGTCTGGTAACACCTATAAGTTCTATGCATTCAATGGCTCTACTTGGGACGCAATGTCTACTCCTGTTCGAGTCTCGTCTAACGTCATTCGTATCCGTTACAAAGAATTCAATTTCAAGGGTACTAACACTATCGCATTCTGTGACGGTGTAAACCCCAACATCATGTTCGACGGTACGACGTGGAGTGAAATCAAGACTACTAACACTGGTGCTGACTACACTCACGCTGGTGGTGCAATGGCAATCAATGCTTCGTCCTACATCAACGTCTTCCGTAACACTCTCTTCTACGCTCAGGGCAACCTGCTCGTCTACTCTGCACCTCTTGCTGCTTACGATTATACCGCTGCTAGTGGTGCTGGTCAAATCCCGGTAGGTTTCCAGATCAATCAGATCATGCCTTTCCGTGACGCTCTGTATGTCTTTGGTATCAACAATATCAAGAAGGTTACGCTCAAACAGAACTCGACTTCGACTGGTGCAACGGTAAGTTACTTCGCTCTAGAAGATGTCACCTCTAACGTAGGTTGTGTGGCTTCTGATAGCGTAATCGAAATCGATGGTAATCTGGTCTTCTTGTCTCAGGATGGCTTCCGACCAATCTCTGGTACTGACCGTATCGGTGACGTTCAGTTGGAAACTGTCTCTAAGAAAATCCAGCAGCTTATCACTTCTGAAATCGTATCTAACGATATGTCTGAGCTAACTTCGGTCATCGTTCGTAACAAGTCACAGATGAGGTTCTTCTTCTCTTCTGCTTCGAAACCAGCTTCCAGTACCTTCGGTATTATCGGATGTCTTCGTGGGGATGCTAACAATGGTTTCTCGTGGGAGTGGGGTCGCCTTAAGGGCATACGTGCTGCTTGTACTGCATCCAAGTATATTGGTGCTGTAGAGTACGTTCTCCATGGCGATTATGACGGTAAGGTATTCCGTCAGGAACAGGGCAATGACTTTAATGGTGCGCCTGTTGAAGCAATTTATGCAACTCCATTCTTGGACTTTGGTGCTGCTGGTGTACGTAAGACTCTCCGCAAGGTTCGTCTCTTCGTTCGCCCTGAAGGTGTCATGAACATTAACGCTCGTCTCGTCTTCGACTGGAACGATCTATCTAAGCTTAACCCTAGCACTTACGGTATCGAAGCTGACTCCACTGGTCTTGGCCGATACGGTATCGCTTCATACGGTTCTGCTGTCTATGGTGCAACCTCAACCCCTGTTCTTATTAGTAACGTGGAAGGTTCAGGCTTCTCTGTCCAGTTGAGATACTCGACAGTTGACCTCGATCCTCCTTACACTATCCAAGGGGCATTGTATGACTTTTCCGTTGAAGGGAGAAAGTAATGACAGGATATACTAGGCAGTCTGCTGCCGAAATTCAGGATGGGGAAATTGTTGAAGCTACTCCACTCAATGCTGAATTCAACCAGCTTCAAAGTGCTTTCAACTCTTCTCTTGGCCACACTCATGATGGTACTCTTGGAAATGGGCCTAAGATTAGTCTCACTGGTGCTATTACTGGTGTACTACCAGTAGTCAATGGTGGCTTCAATGCTATTCATAACGTGACTGCAACGACTGCACCTACCGGCCTTCAGGACATTACTCAGGGCTACGGTTATGGTTCTCATTGGATGGACACTGTTGCAAAGCAGGTTTACATCTGCGTAGACCCTAGCCCAACGGCTGCCATTTGGGTTACGTATCAGTACTTGAATGCTGCCCTTAGTTCTCTCGCTGGTCTTACGACTGTGGCAGACAAGATGCTGTATACGACTGCTGCTAATACCTACGCTACGACTTCTGTAACCCCTTATGTCCGTACGATCCTAGATGACACTGATGCCTCTACGGTACTCAGCACTCTTGGTGTATCGGCCTATATCAAGACTGTTCTTGATGACGTAGATGCTACGACTGCTCGTGGTACTCTCGGACTTGGCACGATGGCTACACAGAACTCCAACGCTGTCACACTGACGGGTGGTACGATCTCTGGTGTATCGATCACAGGTACTCTGAATACTGCATCTGCTAACATCACTGGTGGTACTATCACAGGCATCACGGACTTGACTGTAGCTGATGGTGGTACTGGTGCTTCTACTGCTGCATCTGCCCGAGCTAACCTTGGGCTGAGCAACGTGGATAACACGACGGACGTAGGTAAGCCAGTCTCGACTGCACAGGCTGCTGCTGATGCTGCTGTACTTGTTCAGGCAGCACCTCCGGGTCTGGTAGGGATGTTCGCTATGAACTCTGCCCCTGCTGGTTGGCTCAAGGCAAACGGTGCTTTGGTTTCCCGCTCTAGCTACTCTGCTCTGTTCACTCAGATCGGAACTCTCTACGGTGCTGGTGATGGTTCTACTACCTTTGCTCTTCCTGATTATCGTGGCTACTTCCCAAGGGCTTGGGACGACGCTAGGGGTATCGACTCTGGTCGTACTCTCGGTACGGTTCA